GTATTGCTCGGATGCCTTTATCAGGAGATGCCTGGGATCGTACGTATTCATTTCCATATGCGTCCTTCATGGATGGACTCAACGCCGGCATCGTCTTCCATAATGTACCAGTTGATTACGTCGTCGGGAATTTCCACGATCTTAATTTCGCACATCGGGCGTTCACCGAACAGATCCTTCCGATTCGCTTGATCCCCTAGCAACTCTATCGCTTTAATAACGATGGAATGAGTACGAACATCGCGGCAGAGGAAATAGTCATCATGTTCTAGATCAAGGCCGCGTTTATGAATCTCATCCATGGCCTCATCGGATAGTGCGAAGGTTACAGGGGATTGCGTGTTGATCGCGATCTTCATTGCTTATCCCGATTCGCATTCCGCCGCTGCCAACGCCGGATGTATCGCTTACCGAAGCCCTTAACTTTTCCCGTCCAATGATCCCACTTCGAAGACCATAGCCCCGGATAGATTTCGCCCTTCATACATCCTCCTAGCGCGTTCTTCTCTCTTAATAGAAGCCTTTGATCCTCTTGATTCTCCATTCCTTTTAGAAGCGATAAGCCATGCGGAGCGACGCGGATCAGTTTTCTTTGTACTATTCACAAGAACCCAAAGAATATATTTTCTCGCATGGATAATTTTACCTTGCAAAAAATCTTCTACGGTTCCTCCGCCCTTGCAATGATTGCAAAAATAATGCGCTAGTTTTATATTCGATAGGCAAGAGCACCCGCCGAGATACTTCGGGACGACATGCTCAACACTAGGAGCGCACGGATTCCTTTCCTGGACTTCAAAAAGTATCGGGAGATCACATAAATAGCAATCGTCGCCGTCGCGATGACGAAGCGCATGTATTTTGGGGGAGGCCTTCTTCCAATCGGAAGGGCGCAGGTTTCGGTTTGTCCCGCAGAAATCGCATGGTCCCGTACTTCTCAGGTGCTTAGTCCTCCGCTAGATGCCGCATCTCGGAAAACTTCGGCCCGAACCATTTCCGTTGATGCCCGCACATGGAGCAAGAACACGGCTTGCGGGTACGTGCCCAGAATCCAATTTGCTTAGGGTTCGGCGCCATATCGTCAATGGATCGAGATTTCCATAAAGCCCATAAGCGCTTCGATCGCCCCTTGCTTCGTTCGCATTGATGCCGGTTCTCCGCGCGCTTCATTTTTATTGGAGAAGTCTCCATTGATCCATCCCTACCTTCACGACGACCCCGACAAGTTTTGAGTCTGGATTAAAGACAAGCATCTTTGATTGGAAATAAGCGCGATCACCAAGCCCATCTTCTCCATGTGCTAAAATCCAATCACCGATAAACGCCGCCGCAGCGAATGCCTGATCGGATGTCTTTACGAGCTCAAGGATTAACATTCTGTGGAGCAACTTTCTTTCGCATTTCGTATTTCCTCTACCAGTTGAATACGTTTTCCGATCCAAGACATAACGGAAGTACACATGCTATTCCCGATCGCCCTATATCGTGGGCCATCTTTTGCGAGTTTCCTGCGATAAGGGACTAACGTAAAATTATCAGGAAAATTCTGTAGTCTTTCGCACTCAGTAGGAGTTAATCTCCGTATCGCCATGCGAGTATAAACTCCCGGTTCTTTCGTCGTTCCGATCGTCGGGCACGTTTCGCCGATGCTCATACTTTGCGTGACGGATGCTTTTGGCTGAAAAGCGATTGCGGGGGCGTGCGCTGCCGCTGCTAGCGGATGACATGGATCTCCCGGCTTCGGATGGCTTCTGCTTTGAGGCGAGGTAATCTGCGTCGTATCAAACGCTAAAATCGCTTGTCGATTCCCGCTTCCGTCGTTCGCTCGTAAGGGCATAGCGATATCCATGGAAACTTCGGGCGTGCTATTTCCATTTACGACCGCAACTATACTCGGGACTTGATTCGTTCCGCTTGAAGCGGCCTTAAGCGTAGGGAAAACCGATTCGCTATAGGCGAGGCTTCTTGCTTGTGAAGATTGGCCTCCTAAAAATGCGGCGACGAGCGGAATTCCGCGCCCCGTCCCATCTTCTGATGCATCAAAGCCTTCGCCTCGAAGCGTATGCGCGATGAGATTCGTTTCTTCTCCGGCGCGATCTGCGTAGGCATTCCCCGTCAAGGCATTCGCTACGAGGTGATTCGCTATTGCGGAGTTGTCGGAAGCCCCGCCGCCTGCTCCAACGCCGCTCGCAAGGAGGGGGGCAGCGATCTCCCCCGTTTTTCTGCTCGGCGGAGGATTCCGGCACAAGCTATCTTTGTTAAATAATACCGCTGCGGGAGGTCGCCAGTCTCCAAGATATCCGACAACGAAGACGCGGTTGCGTCGTTGTGGAACACCGAAGTATTCAGCGTTAAGAATCCGGTAAGCGAACCCATACCCGAGTTTCCCCAACGCTCCGAGAAAGGTTCCAAACGCCCGTCCGTCGTCACTTGACAAGACGCCGGGGACGTTTTCCCAAACCACCCAGCGGGGCCGAATTCGCTCAAGAAGATGAATGAATTCGATCGTGAGTTGACCACGCTTTCCATCCATCCCCGCTCGGAGTCCCGCAACGGAGAAGTCTTGGCAGTTGTGAACGCAAAATCCATCTGCGACATACGAATGATCCTCTTCCACGGTGATGTCATATACACGATCCAATGATCCGGTTTCTTCAACTTTCCGAACCAACCCAAAACGATAACTGTCCCGCGCCCACGATGATCGTGCATCTTTAGGGACGCGAATCGTGTAGAGAGGTCGCTGATTAACGGTTCGTCCCTCGATGATGCATGTAGTCGGAGGAATATGCAGATGAACACTTACGGAAAAACCAAGCGACTGTGCAAGCATGCGAATCCCGAAAGCCAATTTCCGTGAGACCGTTGTGAACGACATATAGGGCTTTCCCAACGGAATACATCCGTCCGTCGCAAGATAACCCTCCATAAACGCCCCACGTAATTCTTTTTCGGAGCCCAAAAGCCACGACGGAATTTGTTTATTAACGGCGCCTGATCCAAACTCTTGTGAAAGCCATCGAGCCAATGGGCGTGACGCAATGTGAAATTTCTGCGACGTGGATTCACTGACCTCGCAGAAATTATAGATCCCTGCGGAAAGGTGCTCTGCCATTTCCTGAGCCTTCTTCCCTTTGCGTGCAGATATAACGGCTCGTCCGCGTCGCCGGTCTATCTGAACCCATCCATTTCCAACCCAAGCCCCGATGATCCAAAAGAAGTCTTGCTTGTTTTTTATCTCAAATGGAAACTCACGTCCTTTAAGCGAAATCGGCGGAATGATCAGCGACGGAAATTCCTGCGGAGAAGCGACGTACGATCCTATGCTCTTGCTGATCTCTCTCCACTCTTCTTTGTGTCGTTCAAGTTTTCGAATACTTTTCCCGTTTTCATGAGTAGCCCAACGTTGAACATCCGCAACGAGAAACCGATGTTCCTTTGTCGTTATTGTTCCGCTTGTTCCTTGAGCGCATAGCTTGACTGTTGGTGCAATTTTCGATCCAACTGCTGTAACGGGGCGATATCGGCCCTTGTGAGTTAAAACCATATCGCCGATTTTGACTTCCTCAATAGGATGGAATCCCTGTTTCGTGAGTATCAGGGTTCCTGCTCCGAAACAAGGCGTTCCTCCGACAATAAGGTCAACTGCTCCGACATCATCTAATCCTATCTTTGTAAAATCGCCGAGATTCGGTACATGCGGAAAACGGTGTTTGAGAACAGCGCATGCAAACGGATCGATCTCTGCGAATGCTACGGGGACCCAACCTAAAGGTTCAAAAGCTACGCTCGCGCTTTCGATTCCAGAGCATACACTTAGATATCGCAAGTTGCCTCACGAATATACTTTATAACTGCCTCAAGATCAATGATTCTCGCATCCGATTTTATGCGATTTGCGCGAAATGATATGACCCGTATATTCCCGCGCGTATACCCAAGTTCAGGGATAACACGATCTAGTGATGGAGCATTGTCTCGCGGGCCACCGCTTACAAGTTTGACACCAAGAACCGGACACGTTTCAGGTATAATGATATCTTCCGGCTCAATATCAAATGGGAGACTATATTCTATGGATCTCTTGCGAGCATCATAGAAAGCGCAATACTGCGGGGTTTTTGACTTGCCATGCTTCCTGAAAACTTGCCCCATCCTATCGCGTCGGAAACAACCACAGCTTTTATATGAACCTCCCCGAAGAAAGCTCCCCGGCAAGACGATTTTGTTTCCGCATTCACAGATACAATTCCAGGTTGCCTGGTCAAATCGTTGCCTCTTTATGGGAGCGCGAGACTCCACCGTTAGCCTCCCATACTTACGTCCAACCATATCGACAATAGGTCTTCCCATAATGCCTCCTGCATTAGATACTACATTCAAACCAGTAATAAAATACCACAAAATCATCGTTTCATGAGAATAATCCCACGCAATGAGCGTCCCCGTCAAGGGGATATGGAGGCTAAAACCCGGATGCTTCTTTCAATCCGTTATGTGCATTATTCGTTGATTTTATTTCGAACCAGGGACGTTTATCATCTCTCCCAAGCCATAATCCGCGGCCGAGTTTGAAACTCATATCAAGAACCCCGGCAGATCCCGTACGCGTAGCGGCGATAACGAATTGACCTTCTTCACGATCGGCCTCGACATTGGACAAGGCGTTTTCCCGATACGGCATAATCACCGCATGGGCATGTCCCTCGGGGTTTCCGCCGTCTCGGATATCGGACATTTTGGGGTGCCCGTTTTTTTGTCCCTCGCGATTGATGTGCGTGACGACATGACTTACAACCTGATTCTCGCTACCAAGGCTTAGGATGTCCCGATATACCCGATCCATGCGATCATTCTTGCTTGATCGGTCGCTTGAACTGGAAGCATCCACTTCGCTTAGAAAGTTCACGCCGTCGATAACCATCGCGACGACATGCTCCTTGCGTTTGAGATCCCGTAGTTCTGATCGGATAAGCGGGAGGCTCTTGCATGATTCTCGCCCGTAGAAGCTCATAGAACGTTCTGCGACTTGCCCTTGGACGTCGGACATATCCATGAGTTCTTTTTCGCTCAAATTCCCCTCAAGCTGCCGTTTCACGGATACGCCGCTATAGAGCGCTACGTACCGCATGACCATTTCGGCGAGGGTAAGTTCCATGCTGCAATACATGACCGTGCCGTACGTTGCCGCGACATAATCCGCCAGCGTAAGAACGGCGCCGCTCTTGCCCGCCTTGGGGGCTCCCGCCCATACGATGAGGTTTCCTGGGCAGAACCCCCCTAAGTACTCGTTGACGGCTCTCCAGGGGGTCCTCTGTACGGCGCTAACGGCTTGCCCGTACGCAAGATCCGTGACACGGTAGTAATTCTCCTTAATGGCCTCTGCGAGATTGAGCGCGCCTCGTACCCTGCATTTTTGATCACATGCTTTCTTCCATAGCGCTTCTGCCTCGGAGAACGTGCGTTCTACATTGTCTTCTCCGAGATAGGCAAGCCGAGTCATCCCCGATGCGGCCCGGAGAATCGCCCGTAACGCAGACTTCTCTTTTACGATAGCCGCATAATGACGTATGTTATCGGCGCTCGGAACGATATCAAGCAGTTTTGCATAATAGGCAAACTCGTTCGCTTGCTCTTCCGGTTTAAGATGATGTGCTTTTTCCGCAAGGGTGATTGCGTCAATCGGAGACAAACTATTCGCGAGTATGAGCATCGAGGAGAAAATTCTCTCGTGCATGGCGCTATAGAAATCTTCCGGCTGGATCACCCCGATGATTTCATGGATCAGGGCTTGATCCGTGAGGATAGAGCCTAGAACGGTCATTTCCGCCTCTATATTATGCGGGGGAACCAGTTGGGAGATATCTGAACTCATTGGGGGGGGACCGATCCTTGGCGATATTGGAGAGAAGGGATACGGAGTAACGACGGCTGCGAATTGTTTTTTTTGGTAAGAGCGGCGGCTTTTACGTAATTCGGATTGACGGCGTTTCTGCTATTGGCCGCACGTAATCCATAAGCGAACGCGTCGCGGTCTTGCACTTCTTCAAGCACCCGAAACAAATCACGCCGAAGCGAGAGGATGCGACCGGGGAATATTTTGCCGCTTTTATTTCCCGCCGCAGCATTCGCAACATAGCAGGCGACGTCCGGTTCGATATCTCCGAAGTTCACGTCTGCCGGCAACAAGGGAAGCACGCAAGAAACCGCCGCCCTCTTTCGTCCTTTTTCTAAAAATGAACTTACTAGGCGTCCGTCTTCTTGCTCAACGAAGAACGGAAGAATTTTTAACCATACTTTTTTGAATATGTCGTGCGGCTCTCCAACCAGGCGAGCTAACACGTTAGAATCATTCGGGAGATTACCGTCACGACATACGAAAGCAAGCAAGGTGATATACACCCCGCGTTCGGCGGAAGACATCGCCATGATCTGCTCGTCGCCTAACCAATCGGCGGCATAAAAAGGGAACGCGAGCGTGCTCTCCTTCAATTCTACACCATAATATGCTTGGTCTACTTATTAACCGTACCGCGTTGCCGCAGATCGGAATTGATTACTTCGTGGGAGAGGTTATATTATCTTTCGCATGGCGTTTTTAGGTTCTCTGTGACGGCGAGATTGTTGCCGGAATCGGCATCATAGGCACCGGGATCATGATTTCCGCGCTTTGATGCGGCCATATCACTTCGATGCTTCCGTCAGGGTTGAAACATGAGCGAGCGACGATCGGCGTATGCGGACAGCGACCAACAACGGTTTTTTCCCATGCCTTTTCTTTCACATCTTCCGCTCGTAATTGGTGCATCCTGATGCTAGAAGTAACCCCTATTATTACAATAATGAAAGTCATAGCCCACATGACGCGCGTAAAAACGACCATGCCCGCTGGTTCGCCGTCCTATTGAACGAGAACCTCTTTCCCTTGACTTCTTAAAAGAATACGCGCTAGCATGCGAGAGTATTGAGTCATGGTTTTTCTCAATACGAAGCGATAGTAGTCGTCGTGCGTTAAGGCCCCTCCTTATCCACAGTAGGCAAGGGGCTTTTGCGTTTTTCTTGCTTTCTTATGGTATACTAGACGTTCTTTCTTTAACCTTAACATGGAAGCAATAGGATAACATCATGGACACCTTTGAATTTAGCTGCTCTCGCGGTCACGTTTTCCGTGCGATGACAAACGCCTCCGAACTTCAATGCCCCGCTCTCGCATGGTTTGATTCGTTCTCCGGAGAGATGCGTATTTGCAATGGAATCGCGACTCGTATAGGCCCGCGCGTCGATGCGGAAGTTGTGTGCTTCAATTCTGAGAGAGAATTGTGTTTTACATGATGATATTAAGCCCGAACTGAAGGGGAGGAGCGCTCCGGCGCTTCTTTTGCTTTTTTATAAGAGACGCGGAACCGGAATCCCAAAAATCCATACCGCCAAGACGACCCCTATCGTTATGCCTAAAACGATAACGAAAAATAATGGGACGGGCTTTACCATAAGAGACTCATGATCAATCGCCTCTATCGATATCTCCGAAAGTTCGTGTCCGAGAAACCTCGCGAAGAGCCCATAATAAGACTATTGAACAAGCGACGCATGCGAGAAAATTCACTAATCCGTGCCCGAAAATAAATCCGATCGTTCCTATAAAGACGGAGAGCGCCGCGAAGAATAGGACGATCCATGCGAGATTATTCATCATGTTGGTTTTCCTGCTCCTTGAGTTTTGCTTCTTTCCCTTTCCTAATCAGATCACGAACTACTTGTCCGCCCTTTTCGCCGATTTCCTTATAAAAGGTATGACCGTACGTATCACGCGTTTTTTCTCCGCCCTTCGTTCCTCCGCGCCGTCCGATATCCTTATAAAAATCTATCCCATATGCATTCCTCGTCGCTTGTCCGCCCTTCTGCCCGATTTCCTTATAGAAATCCCGACCACGCTCTTTTAGGACTTTTTGTCCGCCGAGTCTTCCCGCTTCCCGCACCGTTATGCCGGTTTTCTTTTCTTTCGGTTCCATGTCAACAGTCAAACACGGAATGTGCTCGCAATGCAAGATGAGCCGTTTTCGCCCCCTTGCATTGCTCGCGAATTCTATCTGGATGTTCCCCTGTAGTTCTTGCATTTTCCCGATAATCCGTGCGAGGATATGTCCATGATTCAAGAGGCTGGAATCCCCGATATTCTCACGAATGCTAGTTTGGCGAAAGAACTTGAAACTTTTTGTAAATTTATTTTGAGTGAGAACGTGAAGCTTGAACTTGGGTCATATTACGAGAGATGTATTGCCACCGCAGTTATAAGACTACGGAATCAAGAGGACCTTCGAGTCGTAGCGGGAGAGATATTCTCGTGTGATGAGTGTCGCGAACCTTTTCTTCACAAAAAGAAAATGGCGGACCTCGGAGCGGCCCTCTACGGTGAAGGCGATCCTCGCGTAAAAGCCTTGCGGCCGAAGCCTAAATTCAAGCTCGGGGATTTTGTCGTTCAGGATCTCACGCTTCTTGGGGCCGATAAGAACGCCCCGAAACTTTTAGCGGTTATCCTTAGTAACGACGTCGATTACATGGGGCTTCAAGAAATCCATGAGATTCCCGGTGATAATTTGAGAGGAGCCCTCAAGGGTCATAAGTGGAACATAATTTCCATGCGCCACGCTACCCATGAAGAAATCCGAAAAGCGCGCGGAGAATGAAGCCATACCTCCATGCGAAAGCATCGGTTCGTCGTTGGGGAGGTGTCCCGGAAGACTATCTGCCGATCCACGACTTCATTGACGAATCGAAAGCGCATCATGCCGATATGCGGCATCGCGCTATGCTTCATAATTCTTGGGGGATCTACATTTGCGAACGAATATTCGGACATAATATCACGAATAGCGGCGGGAAGATTATTTCCGTTCGCGACATAGCGGAAGAACATATCATAGAAGACATGGGGAGAATCCCATCAATAACGGACTATCTTCAGGGGATGCCTTTTTACGCATGGCTCGGAGGTAGGAAACGTAAACATGCCGGACGACCGATCATAGGAGAAGCAAACGATGAACTTGCAAGAGTTGACTAACGAACTGGAATCCTTCAAGGAGAAAGCGAAAGCCGCTCTAAGCGAGACTTTCCATACGTTCTTCACGGAATTCCCGGAAGTATCGCATGTGCATTGGACGCAGTATACGCCGCATTTCAACGACGGAGATCCCTGCACATTCAGCGTTCATGATGTTTTCACGCATCTCACAAATGAAGGGCGTCTTTCTTTTGGGCTTGATCCGATAGACGAAGATGACGATGAGGAAGATTACTGTGAAGGCGATTTATACGATATCTTTAGCGGATATGGAGACGAACGGAAATATATTTCTCCGCGAGCGAAAGAAGTCTGTGAAGCGGCAAGCGCCCTAGATAAAGGAGTCCGCGGGCTTGAGCAGTTCATGGAAGGCATCTATGGAGACGGCGTACAGGTGACAATGTATCGCGACGGGACTAGCGAAATTGACGAATATGGGCACGACTGATTTCAGAAATCATGCATTGTTAATAGTCTTCTTCCTTTGCCTCTGGAATACATTTCAGATCGCATCATTGGGCGGTCGTCTCTCTCGTGAAGAGAGGGCGACCTTTCAAATATCCGATACGCTCGTTTTAATAGCGAACGCGAATATGGAAACATCAAAAAATGTTGGGAAATTGGCCCATGCATTCGTGACGCTTACGAGCGCTTTGGCGCATTGATCCGTTGCCGGTGCTGCTCGAAGACGGGAGCGTTCGTCTTCCATAAAACAAAGGCGGAATGCCGTTGTAGATGTTCCGCCTTGCTTGTCAATGGCGACGGAACGAAATCCCCTCTTGAGTGTGATAAATGTGCATTAGAGATTAGGCGGGCCATGCGAAAGCTAAAAAGCCGATCAGCGATGCCCACGAAAACGAGCGAATAGAAAAAGCCGCGAGGGGGAAGGACGGCGAGCCCTCGCGGCTTTTTTCGTTCATGATCGCGGGAAAAGGAAAACCGCGATCATTCCACGCTTTTAGGTTGCGGTTACGTTTACCGAAAGCGTATTCGGGGGCGTTGCATTATCGGAAATCGTAATCGTCGCGGTGCCGGCAGCGACTTCCGTTACCGTGAACGAATCGGGTGCCGAACCTGGGGCAACGGTTGCTACGGCGGTATTCGAACTTGCTGCCGTGAATGTCGCCGATGCGTTGGCCGCTTCGGAAACGGTCACGACTTGGGACGGATTCGTCACGCTAAGAGAAATGCTCGCGGGCGTTGCGACGATGATGATAGGCGTAGCGGCGATGGTTTCCGCATCAATTTGCTGTAGTTGCGTCGCGATATTGCTAAGAGCGGCCAATCGTGGGGCGGTATCTACTCCTGCGGCGATTTCGGCCTTGAGTGCGGCAATTTCGGCGAGGAGATCTGCGCCGAGTTTCTGAACGTCTGCTTGGATTAAGGCGATTGCGGTATCGACTTGCGTCATGATTATCTCTATATTCCCTTCGATGCGAGTGAGCAATGTTTTTATGGGCGCGAGTTCTTCCACGAGAAGTTCTCGCAGGAGATTTTTTGCCCAATTCATCGGCATATCAAACGCTACCATGCAATTACGGAAAAGCGCAATGCCTCAAAGCCCAAGGGACTGAGCCGCAGCGCCGCCCTCAATGAACATCGCTAAGGAAACCTTTTCGGTCTTCCCGTTGATGGAGATCATTGAAGACCCGACGATTACCGCTTGCCCCGCCTGGAGGTTCGCGATCGAAGCGGCATACTTCGAAACTTCGCCGAGAATCGTTTGGATTTCCGAGTCGGCGGCGGCTATCCCAATCGGGGCTATGGTTGCCGCAATAGTAGCGAAATCATTCACCGTTTGCACGAGATTCATAGGCGGGCTCACCGAAATATTCTGCACGGCGGAAATAATGGGGATCGCTTTCGCGGCAGTATTTACAATAGAAACCGGGACGGGGGTCCCCAAATCTCCAAGTATTTTTATAATATTCGCGGCAGATAGAAGAATCTGGGCTATATTCATTGCTTGGGTTCTTTCTCGGCAGGCGCAGAATCAGAAGATAAGGGACTCTTTCCGATGCCGGCAACGCATGCGAGTAGCGCACTTACGATAGCAGAAACCGAAACGATCTTATCTGCGTTCTCCCCAAAAAGCGTATGAAGGGGCGCGCTTAGGGCCGTGAGGGAAATCCCCATGGAAATAATCGCTCCCAAGATTGCGGATATTGTTATTCCAGGGTGCAGAGGTTTCATGATCGGACCTCACAAGGAACAAAAAAAGACCATCATCATGACGGTCTTTTTCGGGTTGGATACAATCGCGTCTCTACACGGCGATGAGCGAAATGAAATCTCTTTGGAGGAAATCTGGATCTCGCTGAACATTTCGAAGGGCTTCTTCCCTTACGTACAATCGCGCGTTTTCTCGTTTTTTAGCGATTTCCGCTAATTCTGACGATAATGCATATATTTCGTTTACCGTCGCAGATGCTATTTTCGCTTGGAGCTGAAGCATTTCTGCTTCCGTCTTCATGCTCAATTCTCTAGCGAGGTGGCCCTCGACGGCATCCACGCGCGTTATAATCGCTTTCAAATCATCAAGCGTTGGAAGCCGCTTTGTATTCTTATATGATCCGCTATATACGGATTCGCTATTTTTACGAATGCGTTCTCCTTTTTTAAGGGTTTCAGGGGCTCCGCCATCGGGATAAACGTGTAAAATACTTTTATACCCGTCTCGCCCGATCGGTGATTGGATTGAGTGAGCATATCCCTTAGAAATAAGCTGATGCCGTACGTTGGAGTCCGTGCTAACTCGCAGGAGGCTCGGATCAACCTCATTAGGCATGTCGGTTTTGTTTCGGAAATGCTCTTCCGTCGCTAGCGGCATATTATAAACCGCAGCGAGTGCGTTTCTAACGCCTTTGGTTTTCATATATTCCAGTTTAACCACAGAACTTTACAAAGTCAAGACAAATCAGGAAAAGACCGTTTGATCGGCGGTCTTTTCCTGATTCCCAATTTGGGTTTTTAAACGGCGATAAGATGGAGGAAGTCTCTCTGCTGAAACGTCTCGTCTTGCGAGAGTTGAGTAAGCGCTTCTTTTCTTCGAAGGGATTGCTCATTCCGTGACTGGGCGAGTTCCGAAAGTTCCTTGGAAAGCGAAAGGATGTCCTCAATACTCGCAATGCTGATTCTATTTCGCATTTTGAGCATTTCAGCATCAATGGAATCTCTTGTGACAGGGCCTTCAATTTCTCTAACGCGTGCGATGATCGCCGCGAGATCCTCAATCGTTGGGAGAATTTTCCCATTCTTTGACTGCGGCTTCTTTTCGATCGCGATGACGGCGGCAGCAGTCGTCTGCGCTACATACTTCCTTCTCGCTTGCTTTCTCTTTCTTGAGCCTTTGCTGGCGTTCGTAAGGGCTGGAGCATCCCCGTCCGGGTAGAGCCTAAAAATGGACGGCTTGCCGGATCTCCCTATCGGAGACTGCAATCCGACTGCGTATCTGCGAGCAATAAGATGACTTCGTATGTATCCGCTTTTGCTTATCTTTATCAATTTCGGATCTGCGTCATGCGGAAAATCCTCAGGGTTCACGAAGTCGCTGATCTTCGCGAGAGGCATCCGTAACGCCTCAGAGACCATTTTCCCAGGGCCTTTTTTCTTCATAAGGAACTTAAACCACGGAATCTTTACAAAGTCAAGACACAACGAAAAACGGAGACCAATCGGTCCCCGCTAGGGAGCATCTACGTCGTCCCTCTCCTGTCCGGATCAGTTTGTGAAGACCCGCTCCCGGTTTTTCAGACGACAGGTTTTCGAGGCGACGATCTCGCGATAGCGACCATCACCCACAGTCTCCCACGCTCTCCGGGGACCCAAAGCAACGCTAATGGCACCTCAACGCTGCTTTCCGGCATCATAGCATGCAGGTCAAGCCCAAGCCTTATGCCCGTCGTCATCAAGGATCGTATGATCACGACCGCCGCTCACGAACGACGCATGGTGAATCGTATGCCCCTGTTCCTTGAGACGTTTCACGAAGTATTTCGTCGCCTCGTTTGCGTCAATCTCAGGCTTGTCGTTATGGTGACATCCCGTACCGATGATAGTAATCGACCAATCTCCCATGTCTCTCCTTACTTAATTGAAGCCGTTTCCGTTTGCATCTACCCATACGCTCGAACGCATCATTGCCTCGTCACGTCGGGCGCGATCCACGACCTGACCGTCCCATGCGGAAGCGCGTAGGTGATCCGCTGCAATCCCGAATAGCGCGCTCGCCTGCTCAAATCTCCCAGCGTTCTTGGATGCCTGGGCTTCATTGATGATCGCTCTCGTGGCCGTGAATCCTAACCATCCTCGTTGCCCTAAGTTATATTCTAAGTCACACAACACAAACCGGCGAGCGTCGGAGAGAGCATCGAAAATCCCGGCACCTAGCGAAATGTTTGCGTTTCTCTCAATTGGAGCGAACGCATAATCAAAGAGCGCGTCAATCTGCGGTTGCGTAAGGCATATGTCTCCGGACAAAATACCTTCGAAATCCGAAACGCCGATCTTGGCGAGCGCCGCACGAGCGTCCACTCGATCCAAATTAAACCCAATCCCTATCGTGGGGATTCCCATCGAATCCGTATAGACGTATGGTTCTGAACCTTCATTTATTTTTAAGCGTCGTTCAACCTCAGATAGCCATTCTTGACGAGTCATATATTCTCCGATCAATGAGCGTGCGGAGCGAAATAAGCAATGAGAGCGGTTATGATCCATCCTATAGCGATGAAAACACGCTCGGGGATGCGAGAAGACTTCAATGTTTCAACATCTTTTTGCAGGTTCGTTGCCCATTGAATCTTGCCGGTATCAATATCTTCGCGCAGGGTTTTTACATCTTTTTTCATCTCAATAGCCCATGCGCATTCGCCGCCTTTTACTATTTCCACGGAATTTCTCATGGAATCAAGTCGTTCTTCCGTTGTCCTCTTCCACTCCGCATCATTCTTCCATATCATCTCGTGCGTATCTTTTGGCACAACGATATCAAGCTTCGCGATGATCGCTCCGAGCATATTTTGTATGTTGTTTATGTCCGCTCTCGTCGCGAAAGTTTGGTAGAGTTCCCGAAGTTCATTGTTGTCGAGAGCCATCAATTATTCCTTAAAACCCCATATAAGAAAAATACGGCGTCGCTCCTACTGCCGCCATTTCCGTTAATCCGCCTGAATCAAGAATCCAATCAAACGGCGAAGCGGCCTCGGACGAAAAATAATTCACTGCATGGAGCAACGGAAAAGCTCCGCTAGGATTGGCCGTCGTGGAAATATCTGTCCAGTATTGCGCCTGCGTCCACGGTGCGGTCGGAGGAACAGAACTATTATATTCTCCCGTTTCTCCGATCATCATCGGTCGCCCATCAAAGGAGAATGTATTGTAAAAAGGGGCTAATGCTGCCTGAAACCCTTCTGACGGAACCTTTGTCCCTGATGAATTTATGAGTTTGTCGTAACCGTCTCCGGCAATCCATGCAGCGTATGGAGCTGGGGGAAGATACTTCGTAAGATCGTTAATAATAACGTCTTGTGCATTCGCATTCGGACAAAAGACAAAACTTACGTTCGTCGCTCCGAGACTTTGAAATACGTTGTAAAGATGCTCGAAATACGCGATATACTCCGCCCCTTCAGCCGTATCGTTACTAAACGGTTGCGAAAAGCAAGATCCATAATCGCCGTTCGCGCAATGCCCTGGCGCAAAGCATAAATTAAATTCATGGAATGGGCGAACCATGATCGGGATATTGAGCGCTTTAAGAAGAAGCGCAGCGGGCTTAATAACGGATACGTCATAAAGTCCGCTTGCAATATCTGTGAGAGGAGCGCCGCATGACCATGCGATCAAGGGAATGCGGTGATATGTTATATCCCCCTGAATCATCGCATCGGTTTTAATATTACTTGAAGTTATTCCCCTGAATCCATAATAACTCAACTGAATTGCACATCTTCTACCTATCGCAGCCTCTTGTGTTTCAAGGTCTGTTTCATGCTGCTGCAACGCAGTTTTTCTATCCGATATGTGACCGTGCGTATTCGCGAAACATCCGATATATGCGCCGCTTGGGATCGGAGGCGGGTTGTGGATAGCATATCCATAAAGTCCCGCGAACGCCGGGGATGCGCATAGGAAGAAAAGAACGCTCGCGAAAGCAATTTTTAGTTTTAGCATCCTATCATCCCCATAAGCATAGCGCCGGCAAGGCACCAGGAAGTGAGGGTTGCGGGTTCATCGTACCATCCGAGAACGCGCATAGTATTCGCACTCGTGTTGTTCAAATTCATAAGCGTAGAAACGCCCGCACGAGGCGATACGGAATTATCTACCTGTTCTTCCCCGAAAACCCCGGTATTTCCATAACCTCGCTCCGTCCACCCGGCTTGATTACAGGTTCCTGCTCCGCCCGTACAACGTCCAAGTTGATTTGTTTCAAATAGCGATTCCGGTAATTCGTTTTGATAAGTCGTGCCGCCGAGAGCGAGCGTCGGCGTGAGATTGCTTCCTACCGGGCTGATATGTACGCATGTTCCGTTCGTATCTATCGGGGTCGTCGAATTCATGCCGCTACGCTCGCCGATGAAAACCGCTCCGCCGGAAGATGCGAAGGTGAGGTTTCCGTATGCGGGATTTTCCGTGCCGGATACCGTGTGCGTCCATATCCACCATGAGCCTCCTGCGAAATCTGTGCATCTTTGCGTGAATCCAGCGGGCGGAGACGGAGCGGGAGAGGAAATGCCAAAAATCGCGGCTACGACTATTTGATTCCCGGATGCTGGAGTTTGTAATGCCGTAATTGGAATGCTCGTGCCAGATCCGAAGGTTTGCATATGATCGGTTCCGACCGTCGCTATTGCATCACATGATGAAAGCATCAAGATAATAAAAAGCAACCACCTTGGGAACGCCATACTCTTCAACATTAGAATATCGCCACGTCCGAGTTAATATAAACGCTCGTCGCCGATCCCGACAATTGCGCACAGAGTCCGTTCGTAACAGGTGTAACGGCATATGGGACTTGCCCCATCGGCCAGACAAATCCGCCGCCGGGAGGGACAAGAATAGGCGCTCCGATCGGCGTATTCCCGGTTCCGCAACTTCCGCTTGTTCCATATGAAAGCTGCATAGTGACCGCCGTTCCGCTTGTATTTGTCGCCGAAAGGAACATGAGGTAAATTTGTTTGCTCGTAACTCCCGTGACGATATTCGTTATGGATGTTCCAGTCAGCGTAAGACCGCACATAATTTGAGCAATGGACCCGTTGCATGCGGCATTCGCAGGATTGTCGGCGATTATTCCTTGAATTCCGACCGTCGTTGAATTACGTGATCCAGCAACATTGACATTCGTTCCGGACGAAATTCCCTCAACCGCTACGACGCTATGCGCGCCTGTGGGAGCCGGAGCGGGCGTCGGGACATTGACAAGACCGGATTGCCCATTGATAATGATGCCGTGATTTCCGCTCCCGTCAATATTGTCGGCATTTGGGCCGCTATATCGCGGATTACAAACAATACTCGCGCTTCCCGTTCCGATGCTCGTTACGTAAAGATCAAAAAATGCGGCGCCGTTTATGACAAAGGTGTAATTTCCGTCGTCGTTAAGAATAGAATCATACTCCCCTGTATTCCATTCGTATCCGTTAACGGTCTGTGTTAAAGCGTTTGCCGCATCATAGGCGACATAACTCGTGATCGTCGCTGCCCCAGCCGTAAGACCGTTGATAT